GGAATCCCTCAGGGTGATGGTGGATTTAGAAGTATGAATTTTGGACAAGGTGATATGGGTTCTATTGTAAGTAGAACAGCAGTAGCTGAAAAAATGGGTTACGGAGATTTAGCTAAAGGACCACAACCAACTGGATTAGGTGTACAAACTGGAGTGGCTGAATTAGATAAAGCATTGAATAGAGATTATTCAGAACTTGTAAAAAGATTTAAAAAGTAATGGCAATTATATTAGGTAGTAAACTTGTAAAAGATACAAAAACATATAATGATTATGCAATAGGAATAACGCTTCCTATTCAAATAACAAATACTGCCTTCAATCAGTCATTTACAACAGCCGAACAAGTTAAATCTAATATAAAAAGTTTGTTACTAACTAAAAAATACGAAAGATTGATGCAACCTGGACTAGGTAGTGGGTTGCAGGAACTATTATTTGAACAAAATGATGCTAATTTAGCATCTAAAATAGAATCAACTATAAATGAATCTATTAATAAATGGTTAAATTTTGTTACAATAGAGGAAGTAAATATCCAACAATCAAATGAATTGAGAGATTCAAATTCAGTAAATGTTTCAATAAAATTTAGAATTGGAAACAATGTAAGTTTAGAAAGTGTATCATTTTCAGTTCAATCACAATCAGCATAATATATGGCAATCAATACTATAAATAAAAATTTTAAAAATAAAGGAAAGGATATAAAATATCTAAGTAAAGATTTTGCTTCTTTTAAATCAAACTTAATTGAGTTTGCTAAAACTTATTTTCCAAAAACTTATTCTGATTTTAATGAAACATCGCCTGGTATGATGTTTATTGAAATGGCATCATATGTTGGTGATGTATTGGGGTATTATATTGATGATACTCTTAAAGAATCATTAATGGTATATGCCGAAGATGAACAAAATGTACTAGCATTATCTCAATATTTGGGATATAAACCAAAAGTAACATCGCCAGCAACTACAACTATATCTTTGTATCAAATAGTACCTTCTATTGGTAATGGTATAAGTAATATTCCTGATAGTAAATATTATTTAAGAATAAAGGAGGGAATGTCTATTTTATCTACTAATGGTAAGGTAGAATTTAGAACAACTGATTTGGTTGATTTTGCAGATGAAAATGGAAGAGAAATTACAATATATGAAACTGATTCAAACACAGGAGAACCTACATTCTATTTAGCAAAAAAATATGTAACAGCAATATCAGCAACATTAAAACAGCAAAATTTTACATTTGGTAATTATGCTGCATTTCAAACTATTGAATTAGCTGATACGAATATAATTGAAATACATGATGTAAGAGATTCTAATAATAATAAGTGGTATGAAGTTCCTTATTTGGGGCAAGAGATGGTATTTATTGATTACCCAAATACAGAAGCAAATGACCCAGACCTTTATCAATTTAAGTCATCAATTCCATATGTTTTAAAAACAATAAAAACTCCAAAAAGATTTACAACAAAAATAAATCAAAATAGTACAACAACTTTACAATTTGGAGCTGGAGACCCAACTGCATCTGATGAAACATTAATTCCAAATCTTAAAAATGTTGGATTAGGATTACCAAACTCAATAAGTAGATTAGAAGAATCATTTGACCCAACAAACTTTTTAAAAACAAAAACATATGGTACATCTCCATCAAATACAACTATAACTGTTAAATATTATGTTGGTGGTGGTGTTTCTTCAAATGTTGCTAGTGGGCAGTTAAATAGAATAAATGGAGTAGAATTTGAAGAAGATATACAAACATTTACAGCAGCTCAACAATCTTTATATGCAACTATTAAAAATTCATTGGCAGTTGATAACGAAGTTCCAGCAGTTGGTGGTAGAGATGGTGAAACAATTGAAGAAATTAGACAAAACTCATTAGCAAACTTTGGTTCACAAAACAGAGCAGTAACTGTAAAAGATTATCAAGTAAGAGCATTATCAATGCCTGCAAAATATGGAGCAATTTCTAAAGCATACGCAACAGCAGATGGTACATTGGATAACAATTCACCATCTTCAATATTAGCATCGCCAAATCATTTGCAAGAATTTACTGATGTTGTAAAGGGATTGATTAATACAGCAAATACACCAACTGAACAAAGTATTAAAGAATCTATAACAAAATTTTTAGTTGGTAAAACTGCAAATGAAAATGAAAAAAACAATCCATTTGCAATTAATTTATATTTGTTAGGGTTGGATTTTAATGGTAATCTTACAAATTTAAATAGAGGAGTTAAAGAAAATTTAAAAACATATTTAAACGAATTTAAAATACTTACAGATGGTGTAAATATAAATGATGGTTTCATTATTAATATTGGAATTGAATTTGAAATTATAGTTTATAAAAATTATAATAAAAATGAAGTATTAACTGTTTGTATAAACGAATTAAAAGATTACTTTAATATAAACAATTGGTTATTCAATCAAACTATTAATTTAAGTGAAATTGAATTATTATTAGCAAATGTAGAAGGTGTATCTTCAATTTCTATGTTAAAGATTACAAATAAATGTGGTGGAAAATATTCATCTAATTCTTATAATATAGATGCGGCTACAAAAAATAAAGTTATATATCCTTCATTAGACCCATCGGTTTTTGAAGTTAAATATCCTGATACGGACATAAAAGGAAGAGCAAAATAATGGCATACTATTTTATGACAGCATCAAAAGATGCATCAATTTACTTACAACAACCAAATCAAAATACTGGTTTGGATGAAGTTTTAGAAGTTAGCAAAGTTTACTATGGAAATATAAAAGATGTTTCTAGAGCATTACTTAAATTTGAAGTAGCATATCTATCAGCATCTTTATCTAATGGAGATATTAAAATGTCAGATGCAACTTTGATTTTAAAAGAAACACAAAGTGAAGAACTTCCTTTAGATTATACTTTATATGCATACCCAATTTCAGGAAGTTGGCAAATGGGTATTGGTACTAGATTTGATAATGTATCAACTCAAGGTGTAACTTGGAATTATAGAGAAGGTGATACTAAATTAGATTGGTTACAAAATAATTTAGCATATGGTACTGATGCAAATCCTAATAATGGTACTGGTGGAACTTGGTGGATTGGAAATACAACAACTCAAAATTTTAGTTATCAAACTGCTGATATAGCAATGGATGTAACTACAATGTTAAGAGCTTGGATGAGTAGTTCAATACCTAATGATGGAATCTTAATAAAGCATTCTGATGAATTTGAAAACAATACAGAAGATTACGGTATAGTAAGATTATTTAGTAAAGAAACACATACTATATATCAACCAAAAATTAGAATAGGTTGGGATGACCAATCTTTTGTAACTGGTTCATTAACTGCATTAGATGCAAATGATATTAAAGTTGGTGTTAAGAATTTCAAAAAAGAATACAAAAAAGATACAATTAGTAAAATAAGAATATTTGGTAGAGAATTATATCCTTTAAAAACATTTACAAATCAATTTTCTTATAATGATTCAAAGTATCTTCCAAAATCTACATATTATCAAATAAAAGATTTTGCATCTGGTGATGTAATAATTCCATTTAGTGATTATTCTAAAATTAGTTGTGATTCTGATGGAAATTATATAAAAATTAACTTTTCAAATTGGGAAGCTGATAGGGTTTATAAAATTGAATTTAAAGTAGATATGGGTGATGGTGATATTCAATATTTTGATGAGGATATAACTTTTAGTATTGTAAAAAATTAAAATGGCAACAAGCGGTTTAAAAAATGAAGGATTAATAAATGAATTACTAATAAGTGGTTCATCTATATTACCACCAAGAAATGCATGTGGGGTTTATTCTTTTGATGCTTCTAATTTAACGGATGGTGTTGTTTCTGGGCATTTAACAAAGCCAAAATACAATAATACTGAATTAATAAAATCGGTTGATACTGTAATTGTAGAACTTTTACCAATTGAACCACCACCATTAGATGATACTGTTCCAAGACCAATATATAATGAAGCTACGCAATCTGTAATTGATTTAACAGCAGAGGTTGCTAGATTAAATACAATTGTTACAGATTTAAGAGCAAAAGTAGATGAAGTTCAAATAGTTTCTGAAAGTTTAAAAGTATCATTAGATTTAAAAGATATAAATTTAGCAGCATCACAAAATCAAACTGGACAATTAACTTCAAAAGTATCATCAACAATAATTCAATTACAAAATTCAATTCAAAAAGCAACAGCAGAATCAATTCAAAGAGTTTCTTTATATGCTAGAAATCAATCTTTGCAGCAAGAGTTAGATGCGCTTCGTATAGCAGCATCAGCAAAAGAACAAGCACTTGCAGCTGGAGCAGTATCAACAGGACAATTAGCAAGTATATTATTTGATAAGGGAGACCCAACTAAAGGTACTCAAGCCGTAATGATATCTATGGATTATGGTGGTGGGTATGGTTCAACTGCATCGGCTGGTAAATTTGCAGCTAGTAATGACCCATTAACCGCAACATTTAGAAGTTACTTTGATGTAATAGCATCAGCTGCATTAACTGGAAACAAACAAATTACAGTTGATATTAAATTTAGTAATGGTGGTATTACAAGTTCTCCTTTTGATTTTGGAGTAAGTTTTCCTCTAACATTAAAAGAAAATGAAACTAAAAGATTTGATATGTCTAAGCCATCTAGTTATTTAAATGGATTAGCAGGTCAGCATGGAGGCGGATTGTTTTCACATTCTAGTCCAACTGTTTATAATTATACTATGAGTATAATTGTATCGGATGGTACTAAAACAGAAACAAAAGATTTCACAATGAGATTATATAATCATAATTAACAATGGCAATAAAGACTATAAAAGAAATAATAGATAATAAAGGATATATTGTTAATTCAAACGATAGAGCAATTTTTGAACAAGGCAATCTACAATCTTTTTTTGGATTTGGAGAGCATGATGCAATAGAATGTATTATTTATGATATAAATGATAATCAATTACCACAAAATGGTGAATTGGTTAGATATATCCCATTAACATCAAATAACATTTCCGATTATTTGTTAATAGCAGAGGGTACAATTTTAACAAAATATCAATTACCAACAGAATATTTTATAGATGTTGAAAGAATATTAAGAGAAGCTGGATATGATAATGGTATTTTTAAAACACAAATTACTTTACTAAATAAAAAAGTTGGTACTGAAAAAGAAAATGATAAACTTTGGATTTCAGAAATATCACCATCAAGAACAGAAGTAAGATTATATCCTATTAGAAAAGTTAATTTCCCAAATCCTGAATTGGAAGAAAGATTTAATTTATTTGTAAATAATGGTGAGTTTAGAGATGATACTATAAATTTAGCATTTAATTTTATTGAGCAAATAAAGCCAAATTATATAGGTAGCTTTGTAAAATCAAAATATTCAGAAGGTTGGTATAATAAATTAATTAAAGAATTTAAAATAAGTAGCTTTGATGTTTTTTGTACTCAATTGCATAGTAAATTTGTAGAAGCTTGTATGTATGAATTTACAAATAGAATTTCTGATATTGAAAATGCAAATTATGGTAAACCAAAAAATTCAAAACCATCTGTTAGATTAGCAAAGACCGATATTAAAGATATATGTAGAAAGATTTTAGTTAGTACTATTAATCATTATTTATATAGACAAGATATACATACTAAAGCAGAATTTGATTCGGCAATGGATAGTAGTATAGATGAAGTTGGACAAATATTGCAAAAATTAGAATCAAATCAAAAAATTGATACATCTAATCCAGTTTCTCAATTAGCAGTTTTAAATAAACCATTTCAAACTGCACAGGATTTGCATTTAGATATTGAAATTAGAAAAACTCTTCCAGTAGAAGTTAAAGAATATATTCCTATTGTAACTCCTGATAAAGAACCACCATATGTGCCACCTGTAACTAGAGGAGGAGGTGGTGGTAATCGTAGAGAAGTAGGTGGTGGGCAAATATATGATACGGGATTGCCTCAATATTATGATAGGGTTAATAGAAACATATCAATAGATACACAAAAATAATTTCAATAATAAATGAGATGATAAGAAACGATAGATTATATAAAGTTGATATGGATATGGGAGAGCAACCAATTGGTATTGAGCAAATTATAAGTGGTGAAATTACTTATGGTGGTGGCGGTGGTGGCTTTAATTTAGGCGGCGGAGGAGGTGGTGGTAGCTCCGTTGGTGGTGGTTCTGTGTCTGTTGGTGGTGGTTCAAATATTATATTGACAGATGCACCAAATACAGCAATATCTAATCAAAATTTAATATTAAATATACTTTCAAACGAAGTTGGTGGGTACATTTATATAGATGGTGTAAATACTTACAAAACAACAAATGATAAAGTACAAATATCATTAAAAGATTTATTAATAAACGGAAATAAAAAAATAACTGTTGTTAAAGATGGATACACATCACCAGACGAATATTTAATTTCTTTTTACGCAAACCCAACAGCTGATATTGGATTTAATCTTAATATTGGTTCTTCAATCTTTGGTGGAATGTCTGGAAATACAGGCGTTAGTGGTCTTGATTTATATAGAAGTCTTCCAAGTTTCAACTCAAATAGTATTCCATATTCAGATACAAAATATTATAATTTTAAAGTAACGCACTATAAAAATTCATTTGAGCAGGCGTTTACTCAATCAAACGATAATTCCGAAAGTCTACAATTTACTTTAACAGCAATAAAGCCAGACCCTACTCCGGTAGATGATACAAAAATTATTAGTGTAGTTTTAGATGGGCCTGATGGGTCTGTATCTTTAATAATAAATGGTACTCTAAAAATATTAAATGTAGGAACAAATAATATAGCAATAAATTTAGGAGATAAACTGAGTATATCAACTTCTGATTTAAATTCTTATAGAATTAAAACAATTCAATTATCAAAAGATAGTAAATCAAGTATAATTGATGCGAGAGATTCTTTTGAAAGTGTAAGTTCCACAATTGATGTAAATACTGAAAATTTAAGTGTAAGTATCTTATCAGAAAAAGCAAGGGTTGATACTGGTATGTTACCATCAATATCTTTAGATGGTAATGAAACAATAAGATATAATATTAATACAAAGACAGATATACCTGTAAGAATATTAAAAAACTCAGGAGTAACTGGTATTAAATTATCAATAGCAAATAATAAATACAATTTTACTGATTTAGGAAATGGTTCATCTTTTGTTTTATTGATTCCTGCAAAAGCAATATCAATAATTGGAAATTATAAATGTATAGTAGTTCCCTTTAATGCATCTGGGGATGGACAACCAATACAATTTAATGTAAATGTTGTTGATGAAGTTTTTGTTGGCGTTCCTGATATTAGAAATATATCATATCCATCTTTAATTAAAGGACCTGATTTTAAAGGAGCTGATGTTGATTTTATTATTAGTTATGATTCTATAAATACGGATTATGTAAGAATATATAAAGAAGGAAGTGATTCATATATCAAAGCAACTAAAGCAGGGGATGTAAATCTTAATTTTTTAAATTTATTAAAATTAGATAGTACAAAAACTTCTGAAAATGAAGATTTAGTTAGTATTAATTTAAATTTAGTACCATATAATGAGCAAGGAAAGGAAGTAATTAAAGGTAAGACAGAAACAATTACAATTCAATTAGATAAAGGCGATTTATCAATTCCAAGAGATGTAGCGGTTTCAAGAATAGCAGATGGCTTTATTTCTCAATTTGATGATTCTATATTTGAAGATGAAACATCAAAGTATTTAACACACTTTTTGCATTTAGGAGATGGTAATAATAAAGTTATCACAACTTGGACAGGAAGTTTGGGTTCTTTAATTTTAAAATTATATGAACCATTAGATACAAATGTACAACCAAATCAACAAGTATGGATTTCTAAATTACAGGCAAATCCTATAATTGAAACAATTACAATTTCTGGATTTGAGGAAGGATATTGTACACCATTAAAAGGACCTAATTTTTCAATAGAGCCTGATAATGGATTTGGTTGGCAGATATATTCTGATTTGATAGCAAGTGGGTCTAATACATCTACGGATTTAATAAATAGATATCTATCAACAACAGGAGTTGATACCAGTAAATTAAATATTCAATATGTAAGCGGTTCGGATTATATTTTTGAAAACTTTTCAAACTTTGGTTCAGCTGAAGAAAGAATAAATAATTTCTTTTATAAAGTTCAATTAATAGAAACGTATAAAACAAAGTATGAACAATTAATAGCAGATACATTTATTCCACCATATGGCGGATTTAATGGAGGTATGCTAACTGAGGATGGATATCAGCAAATAACTGAAGATGGTGTATTTGATATTCAATGGGAAATTTTTCAATACAAAGGAACTAATCAAAAAGCAGAAGCTAAAAAATATTACGATGCTTTAAATGAAATAATTAGGGCATTTGATGGATATGAAAAATGGTTATATACATCTTCAAATGATTTAGCATATCCAAAACAATTATATATACATCCAATTACAGGGTTAGGTACTTATATTTTAAAAGCAACAACTGATAATGATGTAGTTGCTTGGTATGAATCATTGGTGGATTTATCATATGAATATGACAAATTAAATCCAAACTTATTATCAAATAATATACCTGAATTTATAAAAGAAGATTATACTAATGAAGATTTTATAGTTTTCTTAAATATGATTGGTCAACACTTTGATATTTTATGGGCATATATAAATTCTATTAAAAATACAAAAGTTTTAGAAGAAAAACAAACAAAAGGTATTTCTAATGAACTTGTAAAGAATTTATTACAATCATTTGGTTGGGAAAATAAAAAAGCATTTAATTCTCCGCTTTTATGGGAATATGCATTTGGTACTGATAAAGATGGATTCCAAAAATACGGAATATCTTTGGAAGAAGCAAATAATCAAGTTTGGAGAAGAATACTAAATAACCTTCCATATATTTTAAAGCATAAGGGAACTGGAAGAGCTATGAAAGCTATTATGGCTTGCTATGGTGTACCACAATCTATGTTGACTATAATGGAATTTGGTGGACCTCAAGACCCAACAAAAGATGGAAGTTCTAAATTTACATTTGATGATAGAACAGCAGCTTTTTATTTAAGTGGAAGCTTAAATACTAATGGTAGTTCTAATATTAAAGTTCCTTGGAAAAGTGTAAACGGAAGTTATCCAGATTGTATTGAATTTAGTATATTGCCAGGCATATTACCCAATCCAAAATATTCTTTGGTGTCTGGTAGTGAGTGGAGTTTGGATTTAGTTCAAACAACTGGTTCATTTGCTAAATTAGAATTAAATTTTGGTGGCGAACTTTCAAATAGTACATACTTTGAAGTAACATCGAGTGGTAATGAATATATAACATCATCTGTTGTTTATGTATTAGGGCCTGACTATAAAACTGGTAGTTTAGATTTCCCAATATCAACGGAGCATTATTCAAACATTGCGATTAATAGACATAACAATCCAGATTCATCTTCTTGGTTTGAAGTATGGTTAGCAACATCAAATGGTAGTAGAATTATTACTTCAGTTAGTATGTCAATTGCTACATTAGATTCTCAATGGGAAACTGGTTCTAATTTACAAATTGGTGGTAACGGATTTCAAGGAAATTTAGATGAGTTCCGTTTATGGAGAGTTCCATTACAAAGAAGTAAATTTGAAAATCATACATTACATCCTAACGCAATTAATGGTAATTCATATACATCATCTACGGAAGATTTATATTTCCGTTTAGATTTTGAATATCCTAAAGATAGAATATCAGACCCATTAATAAAAAATGTATCAATAACGGATAACTACGGAGAAAATTATGCATCTGCAAGTAATATGTATTCTGCCCCTACATATCCATATCAATATATTCCATATGATAGAACTGTAACAGCTACTGTTCCATCATTAGGTTTAACATATGCAAATAAAATTCGTTTTGAAGAGCAAGAATTAATTACAGACCTTTCATATAAAAAGAGAGCAACTAAAAAATCCTTTGATAGAGCTCCAATAGATTCAAATCGTTTAGGATTATTCTTCTCTCCAATTAAGGAGTTGAATATGGATATCCTAAAAACTTTTGGTGATTTTAATATTGATAACTATATTGGTGACCCATCAGATGAATACAAAGAAAATTATAAAGAGTTAGATAAACTAAGACATTATTATTTTGAAAGATTACAAAATAGAGATATCTACGAATATATTAATTTAGTAAGATATATTGATAAATCTTTATTTGAAGTTCTTACTGATTTAGCACCTGCTAGAGCAAAAGTTTCAAAAGGATTATTAATAGAACCTCATTATTTAGAAAGAAGTAAAACTCAATGGAGTAAACCTATTGCTCAAAATGAATATAATGAAACATTAATTAATTATGATGAAATAAGAGATATTAACTCTGAATTAGAAAGTAGAGAAACTTTATTAAACACTTCTGAACATTTTAGTTTTGATAATTCTATATCTAACAACGAAACATTAATTGATGCTGAAAAGGTATATACAATTGAAAGTTTAAATGAAGGATATGATACTAAGATTGATTATTTTGATAATTCAAATATAGTAGCAGATGCACCATTCTATGAAACGGCTATACAAGTACCAACTGGAAGCTATTTATCTGGAGAAGCTTTTGCAAATACCTTAACTCAAATTGGTATGGAAAAGGATTCTTTAGCAAATGCTGGATTTGGATTATATGCTATAAATGGTGTTGGTATTGTTAAGAAGTGGGATGGTGTTTTTGGAAATAATCAAGTTACTGGTAGTAGAAGTAGTATTTTCTTAGTTAAAGAACAAAAAACTAAAAAAGTATCTACTCAGATTTCTGGATATCCAACAGGCTCTGGACCTGTTATATACAAAGATATTAAGGTTAATTACAATACTTATAAAGTATCTGTTCAGCCTTATAGTGGAAGTGTTGCAATTGGAAATGATGTTGTAAATGTAGTTGCATTGAACGGATATTTCCCAACGCATTATAGATATAAAAATAATTTATCATTGGGAATGCAACAATCTTATTGGAATGGTTCGTTACAAACGGCAGTTAGTACGCCGGATGGATTATCCCCAGTAGAAACATTTACTACTAATCCTAATATTCTTAAGGTGGCTAAGACAGGTAGAGGTAGTGGTGAACCAATTCTTGAGGTAGATTAAATTGAAAATAATAATTAGTTATATTTATTTTAGAAAAAGAACAAAAAAATACAATAAAATGGCATATTTAGATAACACAGAAATAACTGTAGATGCTATCCTAACTAAAAAGGGTAGACAAAAATTAGCATCAGGCCAATCTCTTAACATTACAAAATTTGCATTAGGAGATGATGAAATTGATTACGCACTTTATGAGCCAGCACACCCAAAGGGTTCTGCTTATTATGATGCTTTAATTAAAGCACTTCCAATTACGGAAGCTACTCCTGATGAAACTCAAGTATTGAGATACAAATTAGTTACTTTACCAAAAGGAACTACGCAAATTTCTACGGTTAAATTAGGTGTAAATGCAATTACAGGAAATCAAACCGATGGTAAGGTAGGATTAACTCCAACAACTTCTCCTACTGGAAACGGAAGTACTGGATATACAATGGTATTAGCTGACCAAAGAGCTGGTACATTAACGGTAACTAAAGGCTCGGCATCTACTGGTACAGTACCTGTGTTCTTAGGTGAGGAAATAACAACAACTGCACAAGTTGTAAGTGGTTTAGAATTTAGTTTCACTCCAAATCCTAACTTAACAATTGATATCGCAACTACAATTACTGTATATGGTAATGAAACTGGGGGTTCTCAAACTATACCTGTAACAATAACTTATAAACAAGCATAATAAAATGGCACTGATTAACGATAAAAGAATAACCGCTCAGATAGCAGCTTTGGCTAATGCTGGTACTGTGGATACAAACACATTGGTATCTTTATTAAACCAAGCTTTGCCTGCTGGGCAACAAATTAATACATCAGCTGGGGGACCAACTGTTGGTATTTATAAACACTTTGCTGAATTTGATAAAGTTAATGCTAAAATAGAAGTTGTAACAACTGGATTGTGGAGTAATGATTCTGGTTCTTTAACGCACTTTTATACAGCATCAACACAAACAACAGCAAATAGTGGATACTACTATACAAATGTATATGACTTAAGTCCTTTAGTAACTGAAAACGAATCAGTTCAATTTGCAGTTTCTTGGGGTAGTTATGATGGTAGTGGTTCTATGACATTGGAAACTAATGATAACGCATTATATCCAACATTAGCAACTTATTATCAATATAGAGCAATGTTGTTAGACCCAACGGCAACTAAATTCCAATTTAACAATGCTTCTGGAATTGCAACTGATTGTAATGAAATATATGTAATCAACATAGCTAGAAGTAGATTTAGAGAAAAAATGGATGCTGGTAACTGGTCATTAGCACTTTCTGGTTCTAATGGTAAGTTTACATTCATTGATAATAGTGGTAAGAAATTTTCTGATACCGATGGTTTAAGTGGTAATGTATTTGCAGTAGTTTCTGGTTCTTTAAACTTAGGAAGCCAAAACTCAGCAACTATTAAAAATACAACTGACCCAACAACTGGATTAGGATATGGAGCATTCTACCCTGATAGAGGTATTATTGTACTTAACGCTAAAGCAGTTGGTTCTTTAATAGGAAATATTCCAACTAGAACTGCATATACTCCTGATGGAGTAAAAACAATAGCTAATAACTTAAGTGGTAGTTTAGATAATTCATCTGAGCAATTTAATCATTATAGATTAGTACCGGCTATGGAATTAGGTGGTGATTTTGAAGCAAGAAGAACTGAAAATGTATCAACACAACATTTCTTTGTAAGAGCAACAAATAGAGAGTTTAACTACTCTAATAACCCAACATATGTAGATGCAAACGGATATTTTGTTGAATCAACTTTCAATACTGACCCTCAGACTTATATTACAACTGTTGGTTTATTGAATGATTCAAATGAAATTTTAGCAGTAGCTAAAACATCTCAACCAATTGCAAAATCATTTGATAAGGAAGTATTAATCAAAGTTAAATTATCATTCTAATTAGAATTGAAATAAAATGAGAACCCCCGAAAGGGGGTTTTTCATTTAAGAAATATTTATATAAAAGGAAAATAGAATGTTTAAAGAAATCCCAAAATCGGATATTGTTGTAAGACCTATTAAAGTTTACAAAGAATGGACTTTAGATGAAAATGATATAAGTCCTTATTTTGGTGAAAATCCAATGGATACTTATATTAATTTGGATACTGATGTAAAAACTAATAGAATTACAAATAAATTAATTTATACATCTATTAAATCTCAATTTTATACAAATCCATCAACCGCATCTTTATTAACTGAAGTTGGTAGAAGAAAATCATATGCATCTACTGACGAAAGAATATTAGATAATACAATAGCAGTATTTTCAATCCCACAGTCTTATTATGGTGAGGGAATTAAAATTGGAAGTGTATTTTTGTATGATGAACAAACTGGAAAAACATATACTGATGATTCTTATTCAAATTTATTAGATTCTGGAAGTAATATTAGAGGAAATGTTTTTTATGATAGAGGTTTAATTGTAATTAGTAGAGATATTACAAGTGGTTCTGTTTTATCTCAATTTACATTAAATTTTCGTTCTACAAAAACAATATTTGAAAATGAAGTATTTGTTTCAGTATTGGAAAATGAATTTAATACTTCACAAAACCCATCTGCTATATATGAAGATGGTGGTTCAATTGTAACGCATACGATAAATAAGCCAGGTGTATATCCATTATCTCCATCAAATACAACAACAATAAATGTATATGAGGCGGGAACTAAATATATTAAAAATGGTAACCATCCATTTACATCAAAAATAAATCCTCAAATAAAAGGTAGTTTTGATGATTATGATGTTAGTGGTTCTGCTGACCGTACTGGTTCTTATTTAGCACCATTTATAACAACAATTGGGTTATATGATAACGATTTAAATATGGTTGCAGTAGCAAAATTACCAAAACCAATTAAATCATTACATGATTATCCTTTAAACTTTATTGTTCGTTTTGATACTTAAGGTTATATTTATATAAAGAAAAAACAAAAATAAACATGTCAATTTTAGATATTTTTAAGAAAACACCACCTAAAACATCAAAGGTGAACAGCAAGTTAGAGAAGCAACCAATTGAAGCTAGCAAGGAAACAGACAAAGCACTAACAGATGCTAGACATGGTGCAATTGGTGCAAAATCTGGCGGATATGATAATAAAAAACCATATTCAGCCGGCATCAAAAAATAAAAAATGAGTTGGAAATTTAATGGAAATATTGTTACAGAAGATAGCACCCCTGAAGGTGCTATTGGTTTTGTCTATAAGATTATACACATACCAACTGGAAAATATTATATAGGAAAGAAATCCCTAAACCAAGTAAGAAGATTAAAACCATTAAAAGGTAAGACCCGAAAGAGAGTTGTACGAAGTGCATCTGATTGGGAAAAATACTACTCATCAAACGAATGGATTAAATCAGAAGTAAAAGCTGGGAGGGATGAAGATTTTGAAAGAGAGATTATTCAGTTTTGCTATTCTAAAAAATCATTAACATATTTTGAAGTATATTGGCAGTTTAAATACGATGTACTTTCAGACCCAAATTCAATTAATGAAAACCTTATGGGTAAATTCTTCCGAAAGGATATAATATAAAACAAACATTTATGAACATTACAGAAATTTCAAAAAAATACGGCATATCAGAAGCGTATTTGACAAACAAAGAAGATGGATTAATGATTACTGCAGCATCTTTAAAGGATGTGCAAGGTATGCTAGATTCAAACCAACCAAGAGGTGAAATTAAGGCAAAATTACAATTTCTTATTGATTTTTTGACTGACCTTAAGAATTCTAACTGGTAATTTGGAAAATTCCCAAAAAAGTTGTATATTTGTATAGAATATAC